CCATGTACTTGTGGAAGAATTCACGGCCAACTAGTGGACGGATAGCCATACGGTTAGTGTCGACGATTAACAATTCCTTAGCGTCAAGGTTGTTGTTAAGGACGATTTCGAATTGACCGAAGTCAGATACGAATTGGTCAACTACTTGACCACGGCTGTTTTCCGCTTGAGTGATATATAGCTTGTTGTTGTCAATCGCAGAGATAGCGCGTTTTTGTTTCGCAGGAACCATGATTTTGAAGTTTCCGCCTGAAGCAAATCCGCCTTTTTCATAGATTGCTTGTAGTGAATCGTTTAATAGGGTCGCAGATACTGCGCCAGCTGCAGCGTCAGTTACGTTAGATTGAATGAATGAACGAACACCCGCCATTTGACGAACGTTTCCGCTTTCGTATGAAACACCGTTGATTAACGCTTTTTCTAATTGAAGCGCAAGTTCAAGCTGCTTCTTTTGCTTTTCGTATTCGTATAGATCGCTGATTCCGTATTGTGTTACCGCTTGAGCAGTTCCGGAAAGTTGTACAGTGTCGTCAAAGATTTGAGTCTTGTTAGACTTTTGAGCGCGTGCTTTGTAACGAGCCGAACGAGCATCGGCACCTTCAACGCCTTCAGAGAATTGGAACTCAACTTTCGCTTGGTCGGCAATTGCAGCCGCAGTAGTACCTGCATAACCACGAGTTACAGTAAGCGTGTTTGTAGAAACCGCAGTAACTTTTAATAATTCGTCAGCAATTTTGATAACGTCATTAGCACGGAAGATTGATCCGTCAACAACTACTACTGAAGTAGCTACGTTAGTTTGCGCTCCGTTAACTTTTGTCTCATCGTTAATCATTTCATCTTCAAACCACTGATGGCTAGTTTGCGATACTGCTTCCGAAAATCCTAAAAGGTTTAATAACGGAGTTTGATGCGGGTTCAATAAAAGAATTTCATCTACTACTGATTGTTTTTTGCCGATTAAATCGGAATTATAAATTTTTGCCATTGTGAGGTGGCCTCCTTAGATTTTGGTTTTTTTGAATTAAAAAAGACGACCTTTTGGGTCGCCGTTATTACTTGCTTAATTGCGCTTTGAGCGCCGCGTATGCGATTTTGTCTTCGATCTTCTGACTGCGTTTAGCTTTATCAGCTGCATCTTTAAGCAACTGTTCGCCAGTTTTTTCCGATGTATCTTTCAGCGAATTGGTTGCTTCGCCGATTGGTTTTTGCGGCTTTTTGACTTCCGCCAAGAAGCTATAATTAGTAACAAGCGCATTCATCACGTCTTCCAAACCTTCTACGCCGTTTTCACCGATATTTACGGCCGATAAATCAGCGAGTTTGAGCGCAGCGTCGATTCGGTCCGACGGAATGTTTACGCCTGGTGCCGCCTTAATAAATGCGTTTACGATTTTCTCGCGTTGCATTTGCGATTGTAATTCTTCGAGTTGCTTCGCTAGAGATTGCGCTGCAGTATCTTTCTCCGCAAGTTGCGCTTGATAACGTTCTAACTCCGTCATTTCTGACTCTTTGCGTTCCTTCTCTGCTTTTTCGAACTCTGTTAACTTCGTCTTTAAGTCGTTATAGTCTGCGTATTTACTTTTAACGCGTCCTTTTTCGCGACCAATCAAGGCGTCGAGTTCTTCTTGCGTCATTGTTACCGTTTTTACTTCAGGCTTATTTTCCGGTTCCTCAACCGTAGGATTTTCGGTAACTACTTCGGGATTTTGGTTTATTTCGCTCATTTCGTAATACCTCCGGTTAAAGTCCGTCGACTATTAATTGAATGCCGTTTCTTTTTACGTCTTAACGTTCGGACAATTGCGTTTTATTTCGTCAATTGGCGTTATTATTTTATTGTTGTGTGCATACTATAAATTAAGGTAAAATTAACCTATAATATGAACGGAGGTTATTAATAATGGGCTTTTTCAAAGACGCATTTAAACGTCGAATCAACCTCGACATCCTGTCCGGTGGTAATGACGTAAATTTATCCGGAAAAGAAATGCCTGCAGGTATTCGCAATGCCGTAATGATCGAAAGTGGTGAACGTGGCAAGGTCGTTATTCAAATACCGTTTTTATCGAAAGATACCTGGAAACTTGACGGAATCGAATGGGAAGAATCCGCAACTCGTAGCGCAGGCAAAGCCGCCGGTGGGGCGATACTCGGAACAATGGTCGCTGGCCCACTCGGTACTATTGCCGGCGCAGCAATTGGCGGACGAAAACGAGACCGCTCTAAAGCATTCGTTTATTTAATTAATCCGGAAACAAACGAAGAAGTGACGTTGCATATTCGCTGTGACGAAAAGAGTTACCGCGAAATCTCTTCGTTAATGTAGTTAGTTGTACCTCTCCGGAACCCTAACCGGTGAAATCGAATGTCTGCACCGTGGGTGGAATATCTCTCGATTAGGTAAGTCGCCGTAGTACGGATAATCTCCCGGTGCTTCGGCGACTAGCTTAACGGTTTTACCTTCCCAATTCCGGCACAAGTCTTTTGCGCCATGACTCGATATGACTCCGTAATACGCTTCACGTTGGACCGCCTCGTTAATTGTTGCCTCGGTAGTTATTCGCATCATTTTTGTGCGCGTCACCATATCCACATAAACCTCCGGACGCCACCTGCGCCCGCTTGCGTCAATTATTCCGGTATTTACTGCGTCACCTAGCTTTGCACGTAAGCCACTAAGCGTGTCGGCGTTCATGGTCCGCCTGCCGTTAATCCCTTGCGCTAAATTCTGTCGCATAGACTCCGAAACAACCTGTCGCACCGTCGCCCGAACTTTCCGGTCAATGTTTTGCGTAACGGCGAGCAGGTCGGCTTGTGTGTCGGCAATAACCGCTTTCACTAGCTCGGCGTTAACTCTATTAAACTTAACGATTTGCTGCGCTTCGGTAATTGTGTCTACCACGCCAAGAGCCACGATTGATTCCGCAATACCATTACGCGCCGCAATCGGAATGTTAGTTTCTACCCATTTCGCTGACTCGTCATTTAAAGCCGAAAGAATTTCGCTAATCGCTTTAAGAGTAGCCATTGAATTAGCACGCCTGAAATCCGTTAAATCAAAACGGTCGAGCTCCGCTTTAATGCGCTCGACTGCTGACTTATATTCGCGAACTAACGCCTCGGTCTGCGTGTCGTAATTCTGCATTAATTACCACCGCCTTGCTCCGCTCCATTTCCGTTAAAAATCGAGGAATCGACGAAGCCTTCCGTTCGTTTGGTATCCTCATCAATTCGGCGCAGGATTTCATCGGCTTTTGTATCGTCGACATCGTCCTGACGCTTGATTGCGCTCTTAACGTCCAGTGTCGGCTTTTCGCCTGTTCGAATCGCCATGATCTCGGCATCTTCTCTCGGATTCTTCGGAATGCCGTCGCGCCAATTAATCGTCGGATAAACCGGTTCAAATTCAGCGTCACCGTGTACGACGTCAAGTATTTGACACGTCCATAAAGCGTCGCGAATAGCTTTGTCATAATGCGTGCGAATGCGTTTTACTTTCGAAAGTATCGGCATGAATCTCGCCTTAATCGCTGCGCTGTCCGTGTGTGAAGTCCCTGTTCCGCCGGAGTTTTCTCCGAGCACAGTTCCGAATAACCATTGCGGTGTTTCCGCCAATTGGAAAACCAGCGATATTAAAACTTCGAGCTCTTTGAACGCCGAAGTTAGTTGTCCTTCGAAATTCATATAGCCTGGAGTTGCGTCTTCTTTACTAACTGGAATATATGCGCCACCTAAGCGCACTTGACCGTCAGCGCCTTCTAACTCAGGGCCATATGCTGTCGGGTCCGCATTTTTCCAGAGTACGTAATCAATCTGTACGCAACGATCATTAATCGCTGCCAATAGCGATTCTAGCTTCTCTAGTCCGCCAACGCCTTCCCAATCGTCATCGACCGATTTGTACGGAATATGATAGACGAGCAAGTGTGGAACGCCGGTCTCAACGGCATCTTCTTCGCGCCCTGTCGCCACTCTTTCGCCAATTGTGTAGACGTTTAACGGATAGCCCCAGCGTGTATCAATTCCGCCTTCAAATTCGAATAAGCGATAGCGTTCGTAGATGATATAGCCGGGAATGTGTCGCTCCACGTTTAGGAACGGCTTTTCCGACTTGCCATCGATAACATACTCGACTGTCGCGATAACAACCGCTTTAAACGACTTTACATTTCCGCGTGATATTTCCGGAAACACAAATTCGGCATTTACGTGCTCGATAATCGGCTCCATTACGACGTTGTCCGGAATTTTACCGCCTAGCTTTTCTACCTCCGAAAAATCCTGACGATAGCCATAGCGTGTCTTAAACCAAGCGTCACCGCGATAGCCGTTACCAATTGCGCTTTCGTGTA